CGAAACTGGGCGCGGAATAACCGGAACGAAGGTCATGCCAGCAAGAAAGCTACCGCGGCAGACAGATATAATCGCGGGATTATGAAAACGGAGGTAGACGTGGACGCGCTGGAACGTGAATTGCTGGGAGGTGATAACTAATGGCGGAAAGAAAATACATTGTGTTTTTAGGCAAGGATGAGATCGGGATATACACCGCCCAGGAGATTCACGAGCAGTTCGGGATTCTCAAGAAAAATGTCTGTAAATATGCATATGCGGGAACACGTTACCGCGGACAATACAGGTTTGTGACCGTACAGGAGCCCAAAAAATTGCCCGTAGAAGTACGAGAGGAGTGGCCGAAAGAGTGGGACGCTGCAGCCGAGGTTATTCGGGATGTTATCGATGTTGAGAAGCTCATCCGAGAAAAATGGGATAGCACGGTGCGCCCCTTCCATAGGCCCAGCGATAGTATATGGCGCTTTTAAAGCCTCATACGGGCGGTATTAAGTGTGAGACGAAGAACGTAAGGTATAGATGTTTTTAAGCGGCGTACGAGCCGCAGAAAGAAGTACAGATGGATTTAATAAACAAACAGGCAGTGCTTGAAATCATAAATAGTTACGGAGGATGTGACGCCACGGATCCATGTGACAGGCATTGCGATACTATGATGGGCTCTTTATACGCTGACATAGAGAGCCTAGAAACAATAAGTTTCAGCGGAAAGGAAGATATGTCGCATGAGTAGATTGTTGCCAATCCTGTTTAACACCGAAATGGTTCGGGCGATATTGGACGGTAGAAAGACGGTTACGCGCCGGGTAATTAAACCGCAACCAGAAACAGATATGATATACAAACTGGGATACTGCATTGATGGTAGCAGGCAGGATATCGGAAAATTTGGTTTTGGAAGCCATGAATGTGGCGGACGTGTATTATATGTTAAGCCACCATATCAGCCTGGAGATACCCTGTATGTGCGGGAAACGTGGTGTGGGTGGTATCTACCACACGGGGAATGGGCATATCGCTATAAGGCAACAGACCCCAACGGCAATAGAGTGCCGTCAGGACCTGAATATGATGACGAGTGGAAAACGAAGCCTTGGCGTCCCTCCATCCACATGCCAAAAGAAGCCGCCCGTATCTGGTTAAAGGTTATGGATGTACGGGTGGAGAGATTACAGGATATCACGGATGATCAGGCAAAGAAAGAGGGAATATGCGAAGAATGGGCTATGGCCTGGTGGAAACCAACTTACAATGACCCGGACAGCGGCGGGTATCCGTGTTACAGAGATACTTTTGCAAACGATTTATGGGATTCCGTCGTCAAGACACCCGACCTTGACCGCTACGGATGGGATGCAAATCCCTGGGTGTGGGTAATCGAATTTGAACGGTGCGAAAAGCCGGAAACTGAAACAGAGTGTTTTTGCGTAAGATGTGGGCAAAAATTAAAGTGGAATAATAACAAAACTGAGGATTTAGAGAAGTAAATAAACAAAGAAAGGAGGCCGGAGCCGCTGGCCAGCGTAAAGGATATCCTGGCTCCTTTTACAATGATGTTGGAATATGGATTTTATAACATGGATTGTAGGGAAGGCATGAAACAATTCCCGGACAAGTTTTTTGATATTGCTGTGGTAGACCCGCCGTATTTTAGCGGACCGGAAAAGCGGAAGTATTACGGGAATAAGGTAAGCCCTATAGGAGTACATCGGAGCTATGAGCCGTCCAAAGCATGGGAGATTCCAGGCCCGGAATACTTCCGCGAATTGGAAAGAGTTTCAAAGGCACAGATAGTATGGGGATGTAATTACTTTGACTGGCACTTCCCACCGGGAAGGATTATCTGGGATAAGTGCAACAGTGCCAGCAGTTTTTCAGATTGCGAGATTGCGTCCTGCAGTCTCCATGATTCTGTCAGATTGTTCCGCTATATGTGGAATGGAATGATGCAAGGTAAATCAATCAACGAGGGCTGGATTCAGCAGGGGAATAAAAAACTGAACGAGAAGCGTATCCACCCTACGCAGAAGCCGGTAAACCTATACCGTTGGATTGCACAGAAGTACATACAGCCGGGATGGAAACTACTTGATACACATGTAGGTAGCGCCAGCAGCCTGATAGCCTATGAAGAGGCGCGTATACAATATGTGGGATTTGAGATTGACAGCAAGCGATACGATTCGGCTGTGAACAGGCTTATGCAATATAGAGCACAGAAAACAATTTTTGACTGTGGAATTAGAAATGAGGATATAGACAGCATAAAGACTATAAGCATAGGAGTATAGGCAATGGAGACAAGCATTTTTGAACGTGATGGAAAGACATGGACGAGGGAGATTTCCTTAACAATTAAATTTTAAAGGAGAAAGGCAAAAATGAAGAGGGTAAGAAAAAAGATACATCCAGAGTTTTTTAAGCCAGTAAGAGCGCGGGAAAAAAATTTTGAAATCAGAATTGATGAGGATGATATACAGGTAGGCGATCTGCTGATCCTGGAAGAATGGGATGGATTCTATACCGGTGAAAGCGTACGGCGTTATGTCAAATATGTGTTGCGTGATGCGCCAGCATATGGGCTTATGCCTGGACACTGTATCGTTGGATGGTAATGAGGATTTAAAGGAGGCTGAATATGTTTAAAAATAACGAACAGCTAATGAAAATTAGTGTTGATGATAAAAAACTTCACATGGAAATCAGTATTAAGGATTTGAAATACATTTTTGAAACTGATTCTGAAAATTTTGACGAGTCAAAAATTAAAAGGGGAAAACAAAAAGAATTTGCTGAGTGGGTTGCAAAAATGTTACTTGAAGATTCAGATCAGGAGATTGGAGATCCATATTGGGCTTTACCATTTAGGGAAATTTTTGTTGCTGCTTTAGAGGGTGGAACAGAAACAAAAGATGGTGGATTAATTAAGTATGGGCAG